GGTGCCAGCATGTTAACACCGGCAGCGGTTGTACCAGTGACAGCGGCGCGGGCTGGGGCACCCCATTTTGCCGGATCAGCCATGATTTGCAAAACACGGCTGCGCTCGGCGGCAGGCAGTGACTCCAGCAAACTCGCGGCACCTTCGGGTGTCTTCAAGGCTTCGGTCAGAGTCGCCATCGTCTTGGTGCCGATCTTGGTTTCCAAGATGTTCAGCGCCTTGTTGGTCGTTGCGGCCACGGCACTCAGGTAGGACGGCAGACGGAACTTGCTCATGTTTTGGAGCAACAGTTCCTTCAGGGCCGTTTGACCACCTTCGACTTGGGACTTGATGTTGGCGTTTCGGATGACCTTTGCGCCCTCGTTCTCCAGCGGTGCCAGTGTGTTCTCGGCCAACTCGACAGCGATGTTGTACTTGCCCGGGCCGAGAATCTTCTCCACGGCTTCCGGCGACTCGTTCTGCACGAGGCGCACAAAGGCGTTTTTGTCGGTCTTGAACAGACGCAGCGCCTCACCGGTCAACTGCTTCTCGGCAATCTTCTGGGACATCTGGGCGTGTTGCTTGAGGTAATCGCGGTAGCCTGCGCCACCTGCTGCCTCAATGGCATCGTCAATCACAGGCTTCACACGGCTCAGAACGCCAGCGGCAAGGTTGCGCTGACTGGTGGCGTCCATGCCCGGGCGAAGCTGCTGGATCGCGGCATTGACCGAGTTCTTGCGAATGGCGTCAAGGGCGCGGGCGTCGATGACGCCGCCACTGCTGGTCCATTTGGCAATGTCATCGCTGACGTTGCGCAGGGAACCCAGCAGCACATCGTTGCCAGCAAACTCGGGGTTGTTCGCCACGGTCTTGAGGCTGCGCACCAGCGGCTCACCTTCGAGGGGTTTGATGCCCACGGAGCGCAGAGCGCCAGCAGCCTGATCGGCAAACCGGGCACCTTGACCCAGATCGAGGGAGGCGTCAGCGGCCTTGTTGGCCCAGTCACCAAATGCTTTCTCGGCCAACTCGCCCGAGTAGGTGTATTTGGTCAGGCCGACAGGCAGATCGCGCTTAATCAGGTTCAAGCGGGCACTGGCGTTTGCCAGATCACCCAACTCCATAAGGCGGCGAACTTCCTGCACCTTGGCAGCAGCTTGTTCACCAAGATCAGCAGACAGACCTTCCAGACGGGCGACTTCTTTGCCGAGGTTGGCGCGGTTGAGCGCACTCTCGCGCATCGGGCTGGTGATAGTGCGGGCTGCTTCTTTCGCACCTTCCGTGGTGGCCCGGACATCGGCAGCAGTTGAACCACCGGCCAACTTGGACAGGGCGTTGAGCGACACCTCACCTTGGGATTTTTCCAGCGCCGACAGGAAGCGCGGGTCGCGGGTTGTGGCCCGGTCGATCAAGGCTTGCCAAGTGGGGCTGTTGATGCCAGCACTAGCTTGCGCTGCACTGACGCCTTTACCCTGCGATGCCTTGAGTGCGTTGAGCACTTCGGGCAGATCAGGACCGAGGGCGTTGCGGGCAATGTCGGCAGCTTTGTTCTTGGGAATCTGGCGCAGATCGACCAGTTTGCCGACACCTTGGGCGATCAGCGGACCAGCCACACGACCACCGGCTTCAAAGGTTGCACCCTCAAGCACGTTGCGCACAGGTTCGACGACTTGGGCAGCACCCTGACGAGGGGCTTTTACACCCATCGCCACATCGGCCAGCTCCAAACCTTCCTTGGCAATGCCGTAGCCCAGACCAGCACCGCCCACGATACCAGCCGGACCCATCGGTGTACCGATCAAACCACCGGCAACAGCACCCCCAGCTTCGAGAAGCGGGGCGACAAAGGGACGCGCAGCCTGATAGACGCGCTGACCGGTGGTCAGTTCCTGACGGGCACCGGGCATACCCTCGGGCGCAGCCGTGCGGGGGCGCAACGACTCAGGCAGTTCCGCTGCTGCTGGCGCTGCTGCCATTGACACGCCAAACTTCTGACGAATTGCATCCTGCGTTGCAGGGTTGGCTTTCGTGAAGTTCGAGTCTTGGGCCGAGAACTTGTCAAAGATCGCCTGTTTTGTTGCTTCGTTGGCGTTGACGTAGTTCGGATCGGTAAGGATTGAGGCCAGATTCGCCATGTGCTTTCCTTACTTGAGCAACGGGTTGCTTGTGTCAACTGCGCCAGCGGCAGCGGGTGCACCGCCACCGCCACCACCTGCACGAGATGCGCGACTTTGTGCGTTCTTCACACCTGTGCGAATCACGTCTTGCAGGTCCATCGCGGCGCGGATGAATTCCTTCTCGTCGGTCGAGGTGGACATGCGGTTGATGGCGTCCGTACCCTTTTGACCTTCTTTTTCCGTAATGGCACCGCCACCTTTGAGCGACTCGAAGGCTTCGAGGAACGAAGCACCCTTGATCTGGTCAAAGCGAGACATGAAGCCAGCAGCATCGGTGCCCGGAACGAACCGTGCGCCGGGGAGCCATGTGGCACCCACGGCGTTTTGGAAACCGGGGTGTGTTTTCTCGCCCTTGAGCAGTTGGCCGGTTTTGGAGTCGCGCTTGCCAATCAACTCGTCGATCAGGCGCATACCTTCCTCGGCACGACCAATGACCTTTGGCAGCGCCTGCACTGCCTGAACATCACCCTTGGCGATTGCTTCACCCGTGGCGCGGGCAGCACCCATGCGCTGCTGGAACGCTGGATCGGCATCACGACGAGCGTTCTCCTCAAGCACGGCAACACGGCGACCCTCAAGGCCGATCCGCAGACCCTCGTTCTTAATGCGATCAGCTTCACCGGGGGCCATTGTCTTGGTCTGAGTGCCGATGGTTTTCAGTTCACCGGTCAGCGGCGCAAAGGTGCGCGACTCGACTTTACCGCCAAGGTCCGTGGTGGACAGTTGCGGCTTGTTCAGTTCCATGAACTTTTCGGTGCCCAGCTTGGACTCGTTAATCAAGCGGTTCAAACCACCGGGAGTGTTGAGCAACTGCTGAATGCGCTGCATCGACTGGTCCACCGTGATACCACGGGCTTCCAGTGCTTTGCCGATCACGGGGTCAGCATGGTTGGCCTTGTGCCACTGCATGTACGCCTCGGCAGCGTTGGGCGAGGATGGGTCGATTGTTTCGAGGAACTGGCGCGATTGTTTCAGCTTGCTGTCGAGCAAGTCAGTCTGTGCCTTTTGCTGCTTGGTTTTTGCTTCACCAAGTTCCAACAGACCTTTTTCGATACCGGGCAGCTTGGAGCCAAAACCACCGGTCGAAAGTGACCCGCGCAGCTTGTTGACATCCACTTCACCGGTCTGTGGGTTGTACGCCTCGGCGTATGCGCGGTTCAGCGCATTGGTCGATTCCTGCTCACGCTGAACCTGCTGCATCTGCATCTGGGCCAATTGGTTCTGTTGCTGGGCACCTTGGATTGCAGCCACACGACCGTACTGGGCCAGTGGGTCTTGCAGTTCGATGCCTTTGACAGCCAGCGCGATGTTTGGATTGATTGGCATGATTTATCCTTGTACAGACGATGCGTCAATACCTACACCGTAGTTTGGAGTTTGCCACGAGTAACCGCCACCGGCAGGAGCCAGTCGATTCATCATCTGCTGACCCTGATAGTAATTCAGGCCGGTGTTCAAAGCACCCGTCAGCGCATTGGCTTGACCCACGTAACCGGAGGCTCGTGCGGCTGCACCAGATTGTTGAATGTCGCCCACGTTGGACGCCATCTGCATACCGGATTGACCGATCTGCTGCGCCGTGGTTTGACCCACACCAGCCAGCGATTGCAGTGGTTGGAGTCGGGCAGCGCGTTCAGTCTGGTACCGGTTGAATGCGTTCATGTACTCCTGCGAACCAAGGTCTTGACCGTATCGCTGGATGCCTTTGAGAGTAGCACCCGACAACAGACCGCCACGAGCAGCAGCGGATCGCTCCAGACCCTTCATCCCCTCGGACATGCGAAACGCATAACCCGGGTCAGCCTGAAAATCAGACATGCTGAAGTTCTTATAGTCCGTCAGCGGAATGAGTTTATTCAGCGCCTGCTCACCGGCTTTTCGCCACGGTTCTTGCAGAGCGACAGACTCTTGCCACTGCTTGTATTGAAGATCGGCGGCACGATCAGCAGATGCCGCTTGAGTGGACGCAGCCTCGCCAGAGGCCATGCCACCAATTACCGCGCTGCCTACGACAGCACCAGCTACCCAAAATGTCATGGCAGCACCTCGACTGGTTGATGTTTAATGAGATTACCCGGATCATACCCGCAGTCGGCTTCTTCCTCAACCAGTTCGGCTTCGGCTTCCTCGACGGTGGTGACCCCGATTGCGTGAAACGTCATGCAAAGCGCGTCAGTGACAGCATACACTGCCCGCTTGGTTCCCGGCTTGCTTGAGAACATGTGTGGTCCCGTGACCTGCTCGACATTACCCTCCCCGTCTGTAATGGCAACAGTGCCCGACACGATCAGGTAGAAATGTTCTTTTTTGTGAACCTTGCCGACAACCAACACGCCAGCATGTCGAAATACTTCACGGCAGTACATACCGCCGTGGAAATAATGCTTGGTGTCGGGCTGGTATTGAGGCATTTTCAACAGTTCTGTCTGAAGCGCGTCCACCTTTTGACGCATCAACTGCGGAACCGCTGGCTCGAACCCCTTACCGTATGTCACGTTCATGAGGTTACCTCGCGGCCAGATGCGCGAATGTTGATGGCGCTGACAGTCCCGGCCAACGTCGAAATGAAATCACCGGGGTTCAGCACCTGACCGACAATTTCCGGAAAGGTGTAGACCTCAGACGGCTGAAGCGTTTTGGTCTTGGTGACCAAGTTGACGTTGCCTGCGGTGCCCCCGGTTGTCACAAGGTTCACTGAGATCGTCGCAGCACTGGCGCTGTAATTCGTCGCCGTGAACTTGTCGATGATCGTCGTTACACCGTTCGCTGTGTACTGAGTAGTCTGAGATGCCTCGGCAGATTTACCGGGGATGATGTTTTTAACGGTGACCGTCATGATGGACCTTTCGTTGTCTGCTCGTTACGGATAGCATTTTGCAATGCACCAAGGGCGTGCTGTCACGACTGAATTGTTTATCGTGAACCCGTCGATGTCGAAACTCGCAAGTGATGCGTTGGCGAGTGTGGTGCCGCCAGAGTCCGTTATGCGAATGACAACACCAGATGCGATTCCACCAGATCGACCAGAGGCATCAACTGCCGTGATGTTCGCATGAGCGTTGACCCCATCGTAGGTGCCAATGGATTGGTAGGACTGTGTTCCAGAAACAAGGGTTGCCAAAATCTCAATAGCGCGAGGACGGAACCCAACACCAGTGATGGATTGATTACCGGTAGCGCCAGCCACTTGAAACTGAACCATACGCAACGCATACGATACGCCATCTTTGTCAATGTTGTCCTTGGTGTAAGAACCAGCGCCCCACTTCCCTGACTGGATGTAAATGGTGTATGTCCCTTGGTCTTTCAGGTCGTTGTCATGAATGGCCACATCACTGACCGCATCTCCAGTTCCACCAATTGCAATTCCAGCAAATTGAGTTTTGACACCCTGACGGTCGGCAATACGGTTGCCGTGAATACGGATATTCTTCGGCATGTTGGGTGTCGCGTTTGTCGTAAGGATTGCGATACCGGAGCCTTGCGTGAAGTATGCGGATTCTTGGCCGTTGTTCGTGATGATGTTGTCGCACACAATCGCGGAGTCCACGTCTGTCATCGCAATACCGGAGTCACCACAGGCATTGATGATGTTGCCGCTGATCACAATACCGCTTGCGCCGGTTTCGATACCACACGCAGAGATGTTTGAACGAGTGGCACCAGTGATGTAGTTGTTCACATACCGGATGTTGCCGCCGTTGTTGTTGGAGAACACGGTCGATTCGCCATTACCCTCGCAATAGTTGTCGGCAAACAAACCACCGGTCGGCATGAAGTATGCGGCAGACCACTGGTTGTCCTTGAAGTAGTTGCCGACAACATTGATGTCGTATGGTGTACCCCATGCGCCAGAATCACACCAGATGGCTGGTGCACTGACCACGGATGGACGTGGGCGACCCATGTTGACAAACGAACTGTTCGTCACCCACACGTTCTTGTTCGCGCCAATTGCTATTGCAAAGTAGCTGTTGTCCTTGAACGAACAATTGTCAACAAACAACCCGAGAACTTTTCCAAAAGACATCAACGGGCCTGTTCTGTCCACGTTGTTGTTTCCATCAAACCCAAGATTCTTAATCTCAATGTTCTGATCGTAGTAGGCGTTCAATGTGCCTGTCTGCACCTCATTGCGCAACAGTTCTGCCGATGCTGAAAAACCAGAGGAGATTTTCAAAACGCTTGCACGACCACCATCACCCTGCATCGTGGTTTCTGTTTTGACAGACAGTGTGCTTGATACCAGATACGTGCCCGATGGGAAAAGAAGCGTTCGACCGCTGGCCTCGTTCAGTGCACTCTGAATCGACGTTGTGTCGTCCGTCACACCGTCACCAACTGCTCCAAAGTCGGTGACACTGATTGCTTCACGCAATTTGGTTTGAACTGTTCTAAGAACTGCACCGGTTCCCGATTGAGTAAACCCAACCAATGCCGATCCGTTCGATGACGCAAGTTCTGCGAGTTCTTCCACACCTGCTGCGTAAATGTTGTCAACTGTCCAAATCTCGACGTTGTTCGAGTCGGTCAGTTTCAGCTTGTATGCTGAGTTGTCCATCCAAACCGCACACTCTCCTCGTGAATCGGCGATTACGGGGTTGGGGTTGGCTGTACCACCTGAATAATCCGAGTACGTAGCTTTTGGAGTAGTGGTTCCTGCTGCGTAAGAGTACAGTTTTCCACCAACCAACGGAGCGCCATTCGCGTCGAAGAATTGCAATTTGGGGGACGGGGACAGAGTTGTCATGCCATTTCCTTTTAAGATGATGCGGTGTACGTGAAATTGAGACTATACGATGCGGAAGCTGCGGCCCCGCCCTTGAACACACAAATGCCACCAAGAGCGTTGTAGAAGACCACAGGGCACGACAGTCCTGAGTTTTTGGAAACACAAAGTCCAGAACTTTCTCCACTTGGCACAAAGGGTGCTGTGAAGTATGCGTTGTTCGCAATCGTCACAGAAGTCGTTGCCGCGATCACAGCCGTGATTGTTACATTTCGACCGATCTTTATGTAACTGTAAGTGCTTGTGTCAGAGCCTATGAATGTAAACCCAGATGTTGTCGGTGTCCACGACCCTTCCTCGTAATCGTCAAGGGTGTTCGCGTCAGTGGATGCGCTCTGAGTAGCTGGAAAGCTGACGCCAGAACCAGACGCAGATGCCGTAGCCGCACCAACGCCAATTGTGGTTGTGAAGGATGGTCTTGTTGCAAAAACAAGAGGCCCAGACCCTGTTTCATCGGTCATCGCTGCTGCGAGGTTGGCAGATGATGGAGTTGCCGCCCAAGTGCCAACAGCAGCCACGGAAAAATCAATTGTTCCGGTTGTTGTGATTGGACCGCCAGTAAGACCAGTCCCTGTGGCAACACTCGTTACTGTCCCGCCACCAGCGCCCACTCCAATCGCAGTCCTGAACGATGCCGCATCTAAGGCAGACACGGTGTTGTCGGCGTTGATCCGCAAAAACGTAATCGCGCTGGGGTTAGCCAACGTGAACAAATTGGAACCGACAGTGGTGGCACCAAGGGATGTGCGACCAGTTGATGCGACCAGCCCTGTGCTCCCGCCATCCCATTTCAAACGGTCGGTGTAAGCAGTGTCCCAGTTTGTTTGCGATGCGTTCGTGGGCAGTGAATAACCCGCAGTAAACGACAAGGCAAGGGTGCCACTACTTGTGACAGGGGAGCCACCAACAGAGAATCCGGTGGGTGCGGATAACCCAACACTTGTGACCGTGCCACCGGGGTTGCTGGAGTTGATCGTGATCGATCCTGCGCCGTTTGTAATGCTGACATTGGTGCCAGCAGTCAATGTGGCGTTTTCCCACCGTCCTTGAACGGCATCGTAGATCAACAGATCACCGTTGACCGGCGACGAGATGTTCACATCGCCTTCAAAATCGCCCAACTTCCCACCAAACGCAGGACGAATGAACAGTGACCCGTTTGTGGCAGCGTGAGCCACGGCGGCAACAACCACTTTTGGATTGGGTGCTGTGGGTATGGTCTTGGTCAAGCCTCCCGCAACAGCAGGGTCGAGATACAGAATCTGTCCGTCAACCCAAGCCTCTGCGCCGCCTGTGGTGTTGATACCGCGCACCAAACCAAAAGAGGTCACATACCCCCATCCATTTTTCGCAATGTTCTCTGTCGCCACACCCATGACATACAAAGCAGTGGATGCTGTCAAGCCTGTGGCTGGGGCACCTTTGAGGGCACCCGAGGCACCCACGGTGCCTGTGAACATGATGACCTGACCCTCGGTGATGGTGGAGTCAGCTTTGATGCGGTAATACTGTTCTTCGCCGATCTGTTGTGTGGTTACACCACCGGCCATCACAAGATTCAGAGTTTGGTTGCCGTCAGCTTCATCCCAGTACAAGGTGCCCGGTACGTTGGCAGGCATCGCCTGCGGGGTGTTGTCGAACGTCACCCAAGGCAAATTGGCCTGCTGAAGTTCAGACATGGTGCCCAGTTCAGGGCGCACCTGCAATCCCAACGATTCGACTTGCTTTTGCAGTTCCGCAATCTGCGACAGCATCGCCTCACCCGAAGGGTTTACGTTTTCCGTCAGCTTGGTGATGGTGTGGGTGATGTCATCGACCTGCACCCCCGGTGGGCCAACCTGAAGGTCGGTCAACGATGTGTAGTTTTGACCGCCGCCCGTCAAAACGAACAGACTCAGAAAAAACCGATACCACTCACGCGAAATTAAACCAGTGCGATCATCAATGATCGGCACTCGCGGTGGCGTGATGTTGGTGATGTTCGGTGGACTTGCCATGATCAAGCGTTGGTTGCTGACACAAACAGTTCTGCGCCCATGATGTATACCTTTACGGGATCGGTTCCCGATACTTCATAAACACGGTCACGCAGCTTCAAACTCATCCCCAAACGCCTCCAAATCACACGTCTGTAATACTGTCCAATTTTACCCATCGACACCCAGTGCTCGTTTGACCATGTGTGACCACCATCGTCGGACCAGCGAAGCATTACTTGAGGATCATCACCTTGACCCGTGTTGATCCCGACACCGGACTCACAGTCAAGCTGAAGGTTGTGCTGAGTTGATCGCTTCAGTGTGTTTTGACCAGTGGGGATTGCCCGCCATGATCTGAGCCACTTCTGGATACTTCCATTGTCGGCATACACGTCAAGGTCAAAAGCGTAGATGTTCGAGTTGGCATAATCACCCACGACGACATCGTTGGTGAAAAATGCCTGACAGTTGCTGCGATGGCGGGTAAATTGACCACTCACGAATCCCGCACGCTCATGCCACGCACCGGTTGCAACATCGTAAACCCATGTCGCGTTGGCGCTTGGGAAAATCAACACGTAGAAGCTGTGACCATCCTGCTGATAAGTGTACCCAATGGCATCGGACAAGCTGCCGTATTGTTGAATTTGCCACTCGACAGCGTGAGTTGAAATGCGTTGACCCGTGTACCCATTAGCGCGGTACACAATGCCTTGACCTCGGGCGTCCTTGCCCAGCCAGAACAAACCATTGTCCATCTTGGCAATTGAGTAGGCCGCAGCACATCCGATCTCATTGAATGCGCCTTGAATGCGCTGAAGCGGGAAGTCGGCAGTACCTGCGTCATACCAAACCTCGACCGAGTTGGTGCCAAACACCCAAACCTCACGATGATCAA